TGTCAACGAGGTGGCCGCAGAACTTGCCAAGCATGAGGCTGTATGTGCCGAACGGTGGAAAACTATCTTCAATAAGATAACAGACATGGAGAAAGGTGCGGATGGAAGATTCACCAGTATGGACAATCAAGTCTCAAGAATAGAAACAATACTTATTAGCGTATCTGGAACTTTAATAGTTGCTGGAGCTGGTATAATATGGACTATGTTTTCAATGCATAGCTAGGAAAAATATGAAAAAAGATTACACAACAAAAGACATAACTGCTTCAAGCACAAGCTCTATAGAAGAAGCTTTACACAAAGCAGTAAAACAAATAGAAGTAGGAGAGATAACAACTGAACCTACAAAAGAACTTTCAAGCAGAGTTAAAGTTCTACTTGCAAAAAAGAAGAACTTACAAAGAAGAAATAGACAACACATACCTAAAAAGTTGAGATGAAGAAGACGCCAGAGGAACGAATGGCGATTTGTAAGAAGTGCCCACACTTAAAAAAATGGAAAGTTTGCGAAATATGTAAATGTTTTATGCCCCTCAAAACAAAGATTAGATGGGCAGAGTGTCCTTTGGAAGACCCCAAATGGACATAAGGAGAGAGACATGCCATACCATAAAAAGAAGAAGAAAAAGAAAGGCGGAAAGAAGAAGAAATAATGGCTGTTCGTAGAAGAAGAAAAGCAGTCAAGAAAAAGCCCGTGCCTACAAACCCTAAGCTATATGCTAGGGTTAAAGCACAAGCTAAAAGAAAGTTTAAAGTATACCCATCAGCTTATGCAAATGGATGGTTAGTAAAAACATACAAAGCCAAAGGCGGAAAATACCGTATGGGAAAAAGAAAATGATTAAAGCAAAGTTATTAAAAAATGGAAAATTTGTAATAGAAAAAGGGGGTCATACTGATGCCGCCTCTGCAATAACAAGTTGCAAAGTTATAATTAATCATTGTCAGATGATTCTAGACGGATTAGAAGGAAAGGAAGAGATGTCGCTAGAAACATGGTGGACAAATAAAATAGCCGTATCTGAACATGAACTTGTTCAAGCAGCCAATTATTTAGTAAGTGGTGATGTAGAGCATGACCATGGCGAAACCTAAAGGCGGACTAAGTAAATGGTTTAAAGAAAAATGGGTAGATATTGGAAGACCTAAAAAGAAAGGCAGATATCAACCTTGTGGACGTAGTTCCGCAAAAACATCGAGGCGAGGTTACCCAAAGTGCGTACCTTTAGCCAGAGCAAAAACAATGAGTAAAGCACAAAAGAAGTCTGCAGTACGAAGAAAAAGAGCAAAAGCTCAAGGCGTCGGCGGCAAACCTACTAGAGTGAGGACTTATACAAAAAGAAGGAGAAAATAAATGGAGTGGCTAAAAACCAAATGGACTCAATTTATAAATATCATCACAGGAAAAGACAAGAACTGGGATGGTAGCGTTGACATCAAAGATAAAATGATGGCAGCGGAGCAGAAAGCAAAAAGCTAAAATACATTAGCTAAGTCGAATAGGACTAGCAATGCAAAACTTAAGTACGGAAATAGAGAAAACTTTGTCTCTTTCGGAGAGATTAAAGAAAGCTGTACTCGAACAATTAGTATGGGGACATACTGTAAGAACGTTAACAAAACTACCGAGAACCCCACAAAATGCGGTTCTCATTAATAGGCTAATAAGCCAAAGTACTCGTTAGAGTAGAAAGGAATATAAAAATGGCAAGACAAGGCGGATTTTTAAGCGGACCTAGTGTCCACTCAACCTCCAAGCTAAGAAAGCATGTATTGAAAAGAGGAGTAACTCGAGACATGAATGCAGCAGCAGGAACTTTTGTAAATACTAAGTCTCCGATGTCCACACCAGGTGGCTTCTATGGAGCAGCACCTAAAGCAGTAGGACCAAGATTTGGTAAAACAGTAAATCCTAAAAGGGCAAAGTTTGGAAAGAAAACACCTTCTAAACTATTAACGAGAAGGAGAAGAAGATAATATCTTTAAACAAATAAATAAACTTATGAAGTCAGGAAGACTTGATAAAGTAGTAAAGAAATTTGCTATAACAAAAAAACATGGCACTAACAAAAGCAGAAAAAGGAAGGCTCAAAAGAGCTGGGCTAACTAGACTTAATAAACCTAAAAGAACTCCCAAACACAGAACAAAGAAAGCTGTGGTAGGAGTTAGAGTTGGCGGAAAGGTGAAGATCATCCGCTTTGGTGCACAAGGCATGGGACATAACTATAGTCCCGAAGCTCGAAAGAGTTTCAAGGCAAGACACAGAAGAAATATTGCTAAAGGCAAAAGCTCAGCAGCCTACTGGGCGAATAAAGTGTTTTGGGCAGGCAAAGGTGGTTCTACAAAAAGACCACCTAAGTCTCAAAAATATGTACGAGGAATTAAAAGGAGAAAATAATGCAAGCGAACGGAACCAAACTTTGGTTAGATGAAGGTGCAGTACACGCTACAAAAATGCTACAGAATCTTATAACTGTAGAAGAAAAAAGAACATTATCGGTAGCTGAAGAGAAGCTTAAACAGATCACAGCTTCATATTGTTACTTATACGCTAAGATGTTAGAAATTGGAGAACTGGAATCCAATGATAACTATGAAGTCTTTCCAGATGAGATATTGCATTGATAGAAATTAGTCGTACAGATATAGTTAGTGATTATCTAATGGATTTAGAGCAAGAATCACGTTTCATAAAACTCCCAATCATGGAGTACTTAGAGCTATTAGGAATAGAACCTAACACATCTCAAACAGCAATCATCAATGCAATTAACAACCCAAAGTATCGTTTTATTACAGCGGCAGTTTCACGTCGCCAAGGAAAAACATACATATCTAATATTATAGGACAACTAGTCTGTCTAGTACCAAACAGTCATGTACTATTAATGTCCCCCAACTATTCACTATCGCAAATCTCATTTGATTTGCAAAGAAACTTAATTAAACATTTTGATTTAGAGGTATTAAGAGACAATGCAAAAGATAAAGTTATTGAACTATCTAACAACTCTACGATTCGTATGGGTTCCATTAACCAAGTTGACTCGGTTGTGGGTAGATCTTATGATCTCATCATATTCGACGAGGCCGCTCTCACAGACGGGAGGGATGCTTTCAATGTTGCGCTCAGGCCCACACTAGATAAAGAGAACTCCAAAGCAATTTTTATATCTACTCCAAGGGGTAGAAATAATTATTTTGCTGAGTTTTACTACAGAGGGCATAGCGATGAATTCCCAGAGTGGTGTAGTGTGAAAGCAACTTACCACGAAAATCCTCGTGTATCCGAGTCAGACATTATAGAAGCAAAGAAAACAATGTCAACTAATGAGTTTGCACAAGAATACATGGCAGACTTTAATGTTTACGAAGGTCAAGTATGGGCATTTAATCACGAAGAATGTATTGCAGACCTTTCACAAATCGACGTTAGTCAGATGGATGTTTTTGCAGGACTCGACGTAGGTTATAAAGACCCTACAGCTTTCTGCGTAATTGCCTATGACTGGGATAATAGAAAATACTATCTTATAGATGAGTACATGGAAGCAGAAAAAACAACAGAACAACACGCAGCTCAGATTCAAAAATTAATTCATAAATGGGATATTGATTATATTTATATTGATTCAGCAGCTCAACAAACAAGATACGACTTTGCACAAAATTATGATATCAGTACTATAAACGCCAAGAAATCTGTATTAGATGGAATCGGACATGTAGCTACTGTAGTTGATAACGATGAGATAATTGTTGATCAAACTTGCAAAGAAGCACTTATCTCATTGGACCAATACCAATGGGACCCTAACCCTAATTTATTAAAAGAGAAACCAAAACACAACATGGCATCCCATATGGCTGATGCTATGCGTTACGCGTTGTATACATTTGAAACTACAGCCACAACGTTCTAACAAGACCTACAAAAAACAGTTCTTGACATTTGCTGTGTGTTTTTGGTATAATTCTAATTAAGAGTAGAAATATGAATTTCAAAAGAGACTTAGTTAAATACGTACGAGACAAAGCAAAATCACAATATAAGAAATCAAGCGATTGTTATATTTGTGGTAGCAGCGAACATTTAGATTTTCATCACTATCACGGGCTTACAGAACTACTAGAAACTTGGATAAAAAAGAAAAAATTAATTATTAAAAACGAACAAGAAATACTAGAGATTCGAGAAGCCTTTATTGATGAACACTATAAAGAACTTTACGAAGATACAGTAACACTCTGCCATAGTCACCATATGAAATTACATTCAATATATGGTAAAAGACCCAAATTGATACACGCAGAGAAACAAAAAAGATGGGTCGAGAAACAGAGAGACAAATATGGCATGGTATGATAGATTCTTAGGAAGAAATAGCGAGGAAAAACTTAATCCTTCGCAATATGTTATATCCCGAAATGAGGGAATGACCATTGACTCTCGCGAAGTAATCACTAATTATAGAAACGCTTACGAACAATTAGAAATTGTTAACAGAGCTGTAAACATGATCGTAGATGATGTAGCAGAGATTCCATTCTCAGTAGGAGAAAAGATAGTAGGTACTAATAATATTCTTAAGAATATAAGAAGGTCTAAAGTAGAGCTATTACTAAACGTAGAGCCAAATCCTTTTCAAGACGTAAGTTCTTTTAAAAGAAACTTAATTATTGACTTACTAATAGATGGAAATATCTTTATTTACTTTGATGGTGCTCACTTGTATCATTTACCAGCAGATAAAGTAACAATCTATAGTGATGATAGTACTTACATAGAAAAATTTACATATGACAACTCAATAGATTATAGTCCAAACGAAATTATCCATGTAAAAGAAAATAGTTTCAACTCCATATATAGAGGAGTACCAAGACTAAAACCTGCATACAGAACTATGCAACTACTTGCAAGTATGAGAAACTTCCAGGATAACTTCTTTAAAAACGGAGCAGTTCCAGGATTAGTACTTAAAAGTCCAAACACTCTTTCTGAGAAAGTAAAAGAAAGAATGATGCAAGCATGGAGTATGAGGTATAACCCTAATTCAGGTGGCAGAAGGCCCCTTATATTAGACGGAGGTTTAGAGGTAGATCCTTTAACTGATGTAAACTTTAAAGAATTAGATTTTGCAGAATCAATAAAAGCAAATGAAAGAATTATACTAGAAGCAATGGGAATACCACCCATCTTACTAGATGGCGGTAATAACGCTAACATAAGACCTAATCACAGATTATATTATCTAGAAACCGTACTACCTGTAGTTAAAAAACTTGGGTATGCACTAGAAAGATTTTTTGGTTTTTCACTAAATGAAGATGTAACAGGGATTCCTGCTTTACAACCAGAATTGAGAGACCAGGCAGCATACTATGCTACTTTAGTTAACACTGGAATACTAAGTGCTAACGAAGCAAGAGAAGCATTAGGAAAAGAACCTGTAGCCGGATTTGATGAGCCAAGAGTACCTGCAAATATAGCAGGCTCAGCTACAAACCCGGAACAAGGCGGTAGACCTGAAGAGGCTGCCCCAAGCGAGGAAGAATAATTATGACAAAAGATATGATGGTAAAGTCTCTTTCTGAGTACTTTAAAAAAGAAGGCGGCCCAATGGGTCTACCTGCTTATAAAGCAAAAGGAGCTGATGTTCCTGTTAAAGATTACTTATTAAGAAGAGCATTCGGTTCTTGGAGTAGAGTACTTAGTGTAGTATCAAAAAGATACCCAGTAGACGTAGTACCTACACCAGAAGTAAAAGAAGCACCTGTTGAGAAAAAAGCACCTGCTAAGAAGGAAGTGGAGGACAATGATGTCGAATAAAATTTATCATTGGACTAGCACTTTTAAATCATTAGGCGAATCTGAAGATGGCGGTGTTGAAATTAAAGGATCAGCAAGTACTAATGGTCTTGACAGAGCTGGAGATATTATCGAAAGTGATGCATGGACTAAAGGTGGATTAGAGAATTTCAAAAATAATCCAATAATTCTATTCAATCACAACTACGACAAACCAATTGGTCGTGCAAAAGATTTACAAGTTACAGAAAACGGTTTAGAGATATCTGCAAAGATATCAAAAGCTGCAGGCGATGTAACACAACTTATTAAAGACGGTGTCCTTGGAGCTTTTTCTGTCGGTTTCAAAGTCAAGGACGCTGATTACATGACTGAAACCGATGGATATAAAATAAAGGACGCAGAGCTTTTTGAAGTTTCTGTAGTATCAGTTCCTTGCAACCAAGGGGCAACCTTTGGCTTAAGCAAGTCATTTGATAGTATGGAACAGTACAATGAGTACAAGCAAACTTTTTACAAGGCTAACCCAGCAGAAATAGCAGACGCTGTTAATGTTGAGCAGCCAAGACGGGAGGAATCCCATAACATGGAGACAAATATGTCAAACGAAAAACAATCTCCTGAAAGCAATTTTGATTTAGACGCTTTTGCAAAGAAAGTAGCTGCTGATACAGCCGCTGAAATTGCAATGAAACAAGCTGAATCTAAAGCTGCTGAACAGAAGGCTGCAGACGAAGCTGCTCAAAAAGCTGCTGATGAAGCTGAAGTTCAAAAAGCTAACGAAGTAGCTGATCAGGAAAAAACTAAAACTATAGTTGAAGCAGGTCTATCAGGAGCTGAAAAGCTAATGAATGACGTGGAATCTAGAGTTAATGAAAACTATTCTAATTTAGAGTCAGTTGTTAAATCTTTAGAATCTCAATTAGCTGAGAAATCAGAAGAAATCATGAATATCAGAGAGTCCAAAAGACATTTCTCTGACAGAACTTCAAATGGTGACTGGAAGAAAACTTTTGAGCAAGATATTGTTGACGCAAAATTTGCTGGTTTAGCGACTGGTAAAGGATGGGACAACGATGTAGCTAAAAGTGTAATGGAAAAAGTTAACGCCCATTCAGGTGTTGCTGTTTCTTCAGCAGACTTTGAGCAAGTTGTTTCAACAAATATAGAAAGAGATATTCAAAACGAATTAGTCTTAGCACCTCTATTTAGAGAAATCGCTATGACTTCTGCTAATATGATTATACCAATCTTACCGGATGCTGGTTACGCTGAATTTACAGGCAACCAAGCAGCTACTGGGACAAGCCCACACGGTAACTTGCAAGAAAGAGGGGATTCTTATAACCCTGGTTCAGCAGGTGGTGTAGACATGACCGAAAGAACTCTTTCAACTAAAAAACTTATTTCACAATCATACTTAGGTAATGAAACTGAAGAAGATGCAATCTTACCAATTCTTCCTTTAATTAGAGAGTCAATGGTTAGAGCACACGCTAGAGGCATCGAGAATGCTCTTTTAGCTGGTGATGATGCTGATGGTGCTTATGGTACTTCAGGTGCAGCTTTTGAAGGTCTTCTACACTTAGCAAGAAATGACAGTGACTATACACAATCAGCAACTGCTTTTGCAACTGATAAAATTGTAGCAACTGACCTTCTTGAAATGAGAAAGAATATGGGTAAATATGGTATCAATCCAAGTGAAGTAGTATACATTGTTTCACAAAGATCATACTATGAACTATTAGAAGATGCAGAGTTCCAAGACGCTAACCTAGTTGGCGACATGGCTACTAAGCTTTCTGGTGAAATTGGTCAAGTATTCGGTTCAAGAGTACTATTATGTGACGAGTTTGCTACACCAGCAGTTTCTAAGTTCGGTGCTATCGCAGTTAATCCAAGAAACTACGTATTACCTAGACTAAGAGGTGTTACAGTTGAATCAGACTACGAAGTAGCTAATCAAAGAAGAGTCCTAGTGGCTTCTCAAAGAATCGGGTTTACCGATCTTATTGATGGTGCAACTTCTAAGTGGGGTTGGATGTACAAAGCTAGCTAATATTAGCTTAATAAGGTTTATGGGAGTGTACCTAACACTCCCACTTTTTAATTATGGCAAATTTAATAACATTAGCACAGTATAAAGATTTCGCGGGACTCACCGGGGTTTCCGAAGATTCAAAAATCAACGTTATTATACCAGCCATCAGCCAAACAGTAAAAACATACTGTGGCACAAGTTTTGTAGATTATTATTCAAGTGCAAAGACCGAATACTATGATATTAGGGATAAGTACACAAATGCAATAATACTCGATGAAAGTCCAGTTGTGAGCGTGACATCAGTTTCAGAAAGAGACAGTCAATCAGACTCATACACGACTTTAATAACAGGTAACTCTGATAGTAGTGGTAAATACGAATATGTAGTAGATGAAGCACTCGACACTGTTTTCAGAACAACTGCAACAGGAGACAAAATGTTTCCTCAAGGTAGAAAAGCAGTAAAAGTTGTCTATACTTCAGGGTATGCGGCAACACCAGAAGATTTAAAATTAGCGTGTTTTGACTTAGTGAAGTACTATTTAAAAGATGAAAGAAAAGCAAATTTATCTATATCAGGCGCACAGATACAAAATCCTGTATCAACAAGTTTAAGAGAAAACATAGGTTTTCCAGATCATATTAAACGTATATTGGATTTTTATAAGATACATAAGTAATGGCAGATATTAGAGGAAAGTTTAAGAAAACAAAAAGTACAGAATATACTAAACTTTTAAGAGAGCAGCAAAAATATATATTTAGAGGCGCTGATAAAGTAAGAGATAAACTTAAACAGATAGAATTAGCAGAAATAGGAAATATAGACTCTTTTTTAGCCAAATTATATAATACTCTAGATAATAATGTATTCAGTCCAGAGTCTCTAGCAGAAATAACGCAAGTACTACAAAGTAAAGCGCCTATAGAAGACTTAAGAAAAGCTTTGAATAGATTAACTGGGTATTTAGATGAATTAGTAGAGTTAGACCATATTACTGTAGAACCTATAAATGTTACCTTAAGTTTAACTATAAAAGCAATAGAAAACATAATAAGAAACATAGAACAGTATGGTTCAGTAGCAAGAACAGATGATGACTTTGTAGGAGAATACGGTTCTGAATCGAAATTTAGCACTTCACATATACCAGGGCTAAGAAGAGTAGTTGCTGATATTAGAGGACTACGACTAGCTAGTGAAATTTCTACTTCTCTTGGCAGAAAAATTTCACCAAAAGAATTTAAAGAAGGTATAGAACAGTATAGAAGAAGTGGTGGAGAATACGATATAGAAATTTTAAAAAGAAAAGATTTATCAGGGTTAAAAGATGGAAAAGTTCTATCGGTAGTAGAAATAAAAACAAAAAGTAAACATGAAGAGAAAAGTAGTTTTCAAAAACTTCTAGGAAGAGCAAGAGTTGCAGCTTTAGGGGGCGAAGCCACCGATACTAGTAAAGCAGATAAACAAAGAATAAATAGGTTACTACAAGAAATTAAAAAAATAGGCCCTGAAAACTTGGCAGGGTCCAAAACTATAAAGGAAGTTTTACAAAACCAAATAAAAGATACTTTGAAAGGTAAAACGATTACGAAATATAAGGCAAAGTCAAGTAAAAAAAGCAAAGTTAAAGCAAGTCTGCCTCGTGCTACTAATAAACTAAAAAGCAGAGGAAGCAGAGTACAGCAACAAGCAAAAAAGATTTCAACTATATTAGCAGTAACTTCAAAGACAAAGAAAGATACTAATAAAAGAGAAACCAACGACGGCTCTCTACAAAAAGAACTAAACAAGTTAAAAAGACTTATAAATGCTAGATTACCTGCAGAAGTAAGAAGAAATATGGGAAGACCTGCTTTAATAAATAGAACAGGAATATTTTCTAATAGTGTTCAACTGCTTAATTTAAGGGATACGGGAGCAACACTAACAGGAGAATATACATACACTCTTTCAGGTGGAGGAATTAGTAAAAATAAACAAGGAGTTTATTCTACTTTTGAGAACTTAGGCACAAAACAATGGCCTACAGGTTATAATCCTAAACCTTTAATAACAAAAAGTATAAGAAGTTTAGCACAGGCTGAAGTAGGAAAAAGATTTACACTTAGGAGAGTATAATGGCACATAGAACGCAACGAAAAAAGATAGCCGAAGCTCTTGTAAACAAAATAAAAGAAATTGATGGGAATTATCCATTTAATTCAAACATTTATCAAAATGCTGATTCACACTTAGTATTTTTAGATGAAATTCAACAGTACCCTAAGGTATGTGTTGTAGCCGGCGATGAGGTGCGACAGTACCAACCTGGAGGATTTAAATGGAGATTCATAACAATAACAATAAGGGTTTATGTAGAAGATGCAAATGACCCTCAAGAAAATTTATCATTATTATTAGAAGATATCGAAAGAATCATAGATGACAATGATATACTAGTGTATGATGATACTGTATCACCACACCTATCAAGCACATCAGCTACTATTCAATCGATTAGTACAGATGAAGGAGTTATTACTCCATTAGGTATTGGTGAAATGGTAATCGAAGTACGATATTAGGAAACAGGTAAAGCAGAAAATTCTCGCTAAACCCTTTCCATTATAAATTATAGGAGATAAGCAAAATGGCTTTAAATCTATCAAGAAATACCCAGGTATTTGTTTCAACAGCTAACGGAGTCCACGCAAGTGGTGGATCTCTTATAGATGTAGATACTTTTACTGGAGGTACAGGACACGCAGTAGGAGATGTAATTACTTTGAGCGATGGCGTAAAAGTCATAGTTACAGAAATAACAGGTAGTGGAGTTGTCAACAAAGTTCAAATTCCAAATAACTTTAGAGGAACAGGACTGTCTGATGATGATACACTTACTCAAGTAAATGCAGGCGCATCTACAGGTACAGGAACAGGTTTTGTTTGTGCAGCAAAAGGAGTAACTTCTCTAACTGCCGACGGCTCAAGACAGCCTACAGGACTTTTCAAAGGCAACGGATCAACAGCAAATACTTTCAAAATGGGAGTATTAGATGGGTATAGTTTCTCACAAAGTTCAGAATCTACTGATGTAACAATTAATGAAGCGGGTGCAACCCCAAGCAGAGGCTCAAAAAGATTCAATGATTCATTGTCTCCAGCTGAGTGGTCATTCTCAACTTATGTAAGACCTTTCAAACATGGTGCTAATAGTATAAGAACTGAAAATCATATGGATATGTGTGAAAATATTTTATGGGCTGCTATTGCAGGTAAAGATATTGCTGGAGGTAGCTTAAGCGGAACTTCAGCAACTGCTGTAACATGTGATGGTACAGATGCAGATGTGTCGTTCGTAAGATCAGACCATCATGAAATGCTGAAATTAAATATTTTCTTTGTATTAGAAAATACTACATATAGACTAAATGACTGTCAAGTTAACCAGGCAGAGATTGATTTCTCAATTGATGGTATTGCTACTATTGCTTGGTCAGGTAACGCAACAACTATTGATCAGGTAACTTCAGCTATTGAAGACCCTTCAAAATCACTTGAAGTAACTAAAGGAAGCGGTACTGCAACTACAAGTGCAGCTGTCACAGCAAAAACTTATATCGAAGGTTATAATTTTGTAGATACTACAGGTTCTTCAGATGCTGACTATTTAAGAAATAAGTTATCTACTTTAAGTTTAACTCATGCTACAACAGGCTCAGGCTCTGCTGAAGTATTAGACTTATTAGGAGCTGGAACAAAAACATATTTAATTAATATTACAGGCGGAAGTTTAACTATTGCTAATAATATTACTTATGTTACTCCAGAAACTTTAGGAGTTGTTGATACTCCAATAGGTTCTTTCTCAGGAGCAAGACAGATAAGTGGTTCTTTAACTATGTATTTAGATACTAAGGCTGATGGTTCTAACGAACTATTGTCAGATTTAACAAAAGCTACAGATTTAGTTAATACCTCATTTGATATGAGCATATTTATGGGAGGAGCCTCAACAGCTACACCATTAGTAGAGTTTGATCTACCAAAAACTCATTTACAAATACCGTCAATTGAAACAGCTGATATTATATCATCTACCGTTGAATTCGCGGCTCAAGGTACTGACTTATCTACAGGTAATGAGTTAACAGTAAAATATAAAGGATTAACTAAACATAGTGATTCTGCATATGCCAATAACTATACTGTATAAACATGGCAACGTACAATCTACTTCGAGAAAGTAGTGTACACATCGTACACAATGGGAGTCGTTATTTAATTAAAACGACTCCTGAAGTGTCGTTCTCACAAACATTCGCGGAAGATGCATACGAAGTAA